TTGAACAAGAAGTTCCTCTGCGTTAGATAAATTAGTATTATCTTCACTATACCGATAAACGTTCTTATCGTTAATTATCGCATCTTTAATTGCTGCTACAGCGTTTACTATTTCTTTCCTACTCATCTTTATTACCTCTTGATACTATTATACTATATTACTATAATTCTCTATTCAAAAAATGAAAATATATCCTCTGCCATCTCACTATTTTTTTTATATAACCTTTCACCTTTTATCTTATAAACAGCCAAAGATCTCCTGTTAGGATAAGTTGCCTGTATGCAAATATATCTATTGTTTCCATACTTGAAAAACCTTATATCATCATGTCTGTAAAGAGGAGCACTATCTTCTCTTAAAAACCTTTTTTCTGCCTTTGCTTTCAACTCAATATCTGTCATCTTCATCACCTCTTGATACTATTATACTATATCTCTAAATTATTTCTTTAATATTTCGGAAAAATATTGGTTAAACCAAGTAGAAAAGAACTTGCTTAAAAAAATACTCTTCATCTGATCAAAGTCTTTAAAACCAAAAGTAATAGCAATATCTTCCTGTTCATCAATATCTATCTTGGATATAATATCTTCTGCACTATTACCCAGATAAGCTAAAATATCACCATGTTCTCTAATAATACTTGCAATTGTCATCTTTATCACCTCTTGATACTATTATACTATATCTCTATAATTCTCTAAATTAAATAATAGATATTATTATTAATAACTTCTAATATTCTTTCAAAGGATAATAGAACTTCTTATACTACTATTATAAACTATGGATATAATTCTCTAAATAAAAAAACCCTCTTATTTCTAAGAGGGCTAAAAATATAATACAATTAAGATATATATAACTATGCAAAGTTACTATTAGTAACTTTTGCTTTCTTAGTTACTCTACTCTATCGAAAATTAATACATCATACTCTTCAAAAGAAGGTACCCAACACATCAATATGTACTTGTCAGTTGCCTCACTATAAGAGAAAGAGTTATTATAGATATCACCTATAGCAAAACGTCTCTCTCCATCTACCTCTAGTGTTTTCCATCCATACATATCCTGTGTCTTATTATCAACTAGGATGATCTTGTCTTCTATTAGATAGATAGTATAAATATAGTCAGCAGGATGAATAGTTCCCAAAGTAAAAGATGTACCATCACTCTGAAACTTGCCGTTATCAAGTGAGAATACACTCACAACCGAAATAACTAAAAGGGTGAATATTGCTATTGTTCTTTTCATATTCATATTATACTACCTATTACCGTTTCTCTAAATTATCCATTACATAATTACTAAGATCTCTGACATCCCACTCTAATTGTTCTATTCTACTATTTAACTCTGAAATAATATCTACTAGTATCTTGATCTTCTTATCATCTTCCATTTTTCTTCTTCTTCTCCTAATTATTTTCGGCGTCTATTAACTTCAACGCCTCACGCAGTTCATCATCAATTTCTTGTTGAGTTACTGGTTTTGCTTTTTCTAATTCTTTTGCTTTTTCTAATTCTTGTTCTTGCTTTATTTCTAATAAAGTTTTCTCTAATAACTCTTCATGTGTTGTTTCCTCTTGATATAATTTTTCTTTAATTAATAAATACATCTTATCACGAACTTGGATATGCTTATTATTATCACGAGTATAATAATTTTCAGGAACATCCAAATTTAAAATACTACATATTGCATGTTGATATTCATAGTTATCATACATATAATTATTTCCATGAAAATATTCTTTACCTATTTGATCTATTACATCCTTGTATATTAGGTATATATAATTATCTTCATATATCTTTATTACTTTATTTTTCCATATTTCCTGTTTTTTTTGAAGTTTTATATATTTTTTAATATCTATTTGATCTCTTGCATAGTTTGATAAATTATTCCAGTGTTTTATTAATAAATATATTTTAGCAGTATGATCTTGATCAAACTTATCTAATTCTTTATATTTTAAAGAACCTTTCCAATATTGAATATATGAAAGTAATTCTTTTTTATATTTGAATAATTTATATTCTTTTATATCTTTGGTATTTGGTACATAATTCTTTTGAATATGGTAGTCAAATACTTTTAATAATTTAGTAAATTGCTCAGCTTCTTGTTTATTCAGTTTATTTCCAAAAGTAGTAGTAGTATCTTCTGTACTACTACTTGATCTAATACCCTGTTCTAATAGGGTGCCATTTTCGTCATCGTTTTTGCATCGTTTTGGCATCGTTTTTGCACCGTTTTGGCAGGTATGCCGAGTTTTGGCATCATCTTTATTCGTTAAAATAGTAACAGTATTATCTATATCTGGCTCATAGTTAATATATTTCTGTTTTTTTAGAAAGGGTGATAATTTCATAAACATAATATTGTGTGTCTTCAAAGTATTCTTTTCTTTTATTACCATGACGTCAATATATGTTAATTTAATTAATTTCTTTATACTTCTTTTTACACTTCTAATAGATGTATTAGTCATATTTGATATTGTTTCTTGTGATGCCCAGGATGCAAGTTTTGTTGATGCGAACCTATATAATATTATTAATACTTTTAGATCTGTTTTATTAAGTCTATCATCAGATGCAACTTTTTCTGGAACTGCCGCATAAGGTAAAGTTGTATTTTCAGTCTCAGAAATTATCTGATAATTATTTTCTTTTAAATAATTATTTATTTCTTTATCAATTTTTTTCATATGCTTCTGACTTTTAATAAATTACTTGCCTTTTTTGCAATTACATCTTTTACCATATCATCAACTAATTCTTTATTTCTTTCTTGATCTACTTCTTCTTTGATAGTTTTCCAGGAAATTACTGATCCATCAATAACTCTGCATCTTTTACAAATAGATATTACATCCCCCAGGTTTTCTTTCCCCTTGGTTTCCCAGCTTTTCATGAATACTTTTCTTGCCTTATTGCCGCATCCTTCGCATATTGGAGTTTCTTTTAATTTTTCTTGAACTATATTTTTCCAGTGTCTTGTATTAAGATAGTCCCAATATTTCATATTTTCATAGTCAGTTTCATCTAATAAATTATCAAAGTCATAATTATCTAAATTATCTATAGACTGTTTTGTTATTTTATCATATATTCCTATATCGAATTCTTCATCTAATAATTCTATTAATAATTCTATTACTTGTAATATCTCTTTTCTTTCCATCTTCTTCTCCTTATATGGTATAATATATGCTATCGATGTATAACATTTAATGTTATTATTAAAAATAAATTAGTAATAACATAAAATACAACATTTGGTTGCATACTTATAGATGTAAGACAATAAAAAAAAAGGGGAGAATAGAAGATGTCAGAAAAGAGAAAAAGAAAGACTATACCTGAGGGATATGTAGTAACAAGGCTATTAATTCCAATAGAGTTAAATGAAATGTACAAGCAATTAGTAAAGAAACAAGGTTGGACTAAAGACTTTGCCATGACAAAGATGATAACAGATCTTATTATAGAATTAGAAAATAAAGATACTGACTATAAACAAGAGTTTCTTGCTAAAGTATAGTTAGATCTTAATATCATACAAGGAGGTATCAATTTGATACCAAAAGAAGAAGAAGGTTACTATTCTGAAGAAGGTTACTATTCTGAAGAAGAGATAGTAAAGAGAAAACAAAAATGGGCAGCGCTATTAGAAGAAGTTTGGATGTTACTTCCAGATGAAGAATACACTAATAACGGAGAGAATTGTAATGGTTGTAAACATTATTACTATCTGCATTCAGAAGAGTCTCTTATTCCATTGTGTAAATTAGGGGATAATATAACTCAGGGTAAACATTGTTCCAAGTTTGAACCAGGACCAAGACCTAGTTTAGAAGATCAGGTCAATTTCATTGATAGTGAAATAAGAAAACTCATGTTAGATCTAGATGGGATAGCACCAGATGTATAATAATAAAGCTAAAGATGCCCAATGGGCAAGGAAAGAAACAGCCAAGTTTATTATTAATAACCCTCAATATTCTATATCTAGTGGAAGAGGTGATATAATAGATGGAAATACAGAGATATTTATCAGACATATTAAGTCTGACTATCCACGTGTATTTCTAGAACGTGAGCCAACACCTATTTTACATCCTAACCAATTACCTTGGATGTTAACTCTAGATATCCACAAGGGTGATAAGGTAATATTCAAGATGCCAACCTGGTCAGAGAGATATGATCTTTTCAAATTAAGAAACTGGTATCTGAGTTTATTACTCGCTGATGATGGCCAAGAAATATTATCAACTCTCGGACGGTGGTATCCGGGTAATAGATATAATGGTTCTGGCTGGAATATTAACAAGGAAGACCTAAGTAGGTTCATCTCATAATTCTTTTTCTAAATAAACTAATAGTTTCCCCTCTTCTACTCCGGAAGAGGGTTTTTAAGGAGAAGGAGGGAGACAATGATAGATAAGGCAAAATATTTATTAGAATATGGTGAAAATGAAGTACCATTTGACATAGTTAATTACATAGAAAGTGAATTAATAGATCCACCACCAATTTCAGTAATAAGAGATATATTACTCTTATATAGGGATATAATTGATCAATATTAGATATGCAGAGTTTATTAAAGAAAATAATAGTACTACATTTGCTAATTTATATAGTGAGTTACTACCCATATCTATTCGAGTAGCCAGATCCCAATTAAAAAAGAAAAGTATCTATTCTTATAATAAAACCAAGATAGATGAATTAGCTCACGATATGAGCACAGAGTTTATACTCGAACAAATTAAAAACCCAGATAGAAGAGTCCGTAATATACCATCCTGGCTCCACTTTATATTCAAGAAAATAGTATACAAGAGAAGTAATATCAGACATGATAAAGAAGTAGAGTTTGATACAACCTGGATGAGTAAAACAGTAGATAATATATCTACTCTCCCTATACTTCAAGATAGTGAAACTGACTATATTAATATTATCAAAGAACATCCACAATATAGGTGGATATTATATTATCTTTCAAAACCTTATTCATATAGGAGAACATTCACACTATTAATGAATATTGGAGTAACCAAGAAATATATAAGAGATAATAGTACTATTTTAATTAGGGTAAAAAAGGAGTTACAACATTGAAACGTTTAACTATAGTAAATATAGATGATGAAAAGTATGAGATATTAAAAGAAATATTAAAATTAAGGGAGATGAATGCTTCTGATATATTCCTCCCTTATATTGACTACATAATAGAGTTATTCTTAAAAGGAGAATTATGAAAGAGAAAATATTTAGAAAACTATCTAAAACAATTGGACCCATGGCAGCATCTACACTATTTAATTTAATAGAACAGTTAGGAGAAGATAATACTCCTATAGTAGAGTATAATGATGAACTGTTCTGGTTCCATCCTAAACAAAGAATTATTATTAAAAACCTAGGTGTCAGTAAACCAGTATATTATAAATTACTCAGTATCCTAGCTGATAATGGTTATATATCCAAGGTTATAGAAAAGAAAAGAATGATAGTAAAGATCCACTTTGAAAAGATAAATGAGGTACTAGTTGGATCAGAAGAGTAGAACCAAGTTTAGACAGTCAGGCAAGTGGAAAAAGTTTAGAAAGATAATGTTAAGTAGAGTTAACAATAGATGTGAAATATGTGGTATTTATCATAAAAAAGGACTTAATGTTCACCATCATAACCCCCATGAATATGATAATTTAAATATTCAAGACTTTTCTGTACTTTGCAAGTCTTGTCATAGAGAAGTAGAAAGACTCCTTAGTAGAACTTCTAACCGAGTAGATATAGATAAATATATATCTAACCTTAAAAGAGTATATGAGGAGAGTCTGAAGTATACTCAAAATAAATGAGGTTACTAAACAATTGATAAACAAGAGAAGAAGGAGTATATTATGGCTAAAAAGAAAAGTCCTGGTAGAGTAGCTAATGCTAAAAAGAACCTTCAACAAAAAGGACAACCATCTAATAGTCCTGGTAGAACTCCTGGTACTGGATACAAACAGTTTACACAGGAATTATTTGCATCCATGTTAGATAGGGATGTAACTTATAATAAAAAGAAAGTAAAGTTTTCTGAAGCATTTATACAACAAGTAATGGAGAGTGTTAGAACTGGAGGATGGGCAGCACGCCTATTCTTTGAAAGAATGTTCTCTGAAAATATATTAGATGATATAGATAATTTATTAGACAAGAGTAGGAGAGAAGATGAAGACTTTCTTTCTTATAGAATACTCAAGATGGCACACGACTATCAACAAAGAGTAATATTAACCAAGAAAAAAAAGATCTATAATATGGCAGGAAGACGTGCCGGTAAAACAGAGGCTAATATATTAAAAGTAGTAGAAAAGTTTATTACCATCAAGGATGCACGTATATTAATACTAGGCCTTACATTCTCTACAACAGTAGATCTATATTTTAATAGTGTAATATCTTATCTAGATGATCTAGGATATTCTAACTTTGATGAGAAGAGCAAGAGTGATGGTACTATAGTATTAGGTAAAAAGGAAATACACTTCAAGGGTAATTCTACTGTAGATGAAAGAGAGAAAGTAAGGGGTAGTAATTGGGATCTGGTAGTAATAGATGAGGCCCAGTCACAAAAGGCTCTTCCTTATTTAATAGACTCTATAGTAGAACCTACACTACTCGATAAGAATGGACAATTAGTATTAACAGGTACAGGGCCTAGAGTAAGAGGAACATATTGGGAAGAACTATGGACGAGAGAAGATAATAATGTACTCAAGTTAAATTGGAATATTTCTGATAACCCATTCATACCTAATTATCAAGAGATATTAGAAGAGATAAAAAAGAACAAGGGTATAGATGAAACTAATTCTTTATTTATTAGAGAATATCTAGGACAGATAGCCTATGATGATGACGCCCTAGTATATAGAATAGAAGATGATAATATTATAGATGAAAAGGTAATGAAAGAATGGATAGATAGTAAACCTGTAACAGATGTACACTTTTCTGCAGGTTTAGACTATGGTTTTAATGATGCAGATGCATTCGGTATTATAATGTATGCAGACAATGATCCAACACTTTGGTTAATATATGAATATAGAAATAATAGAACAGGGATAACAGAATTAGTAGATGAGATAAAGAAAGGAATAGAATATATTAATACAGATCCTCTCTATTCAAAATTAGAAGATCGACACTTTAATATTTTTGCTGATACAGGTGGAGCAGGAAAGAAGATAAGTTTTGAATTAGCAACACAACACTCTCTTCCAGTACTCGATGCTTACAAAGCTAACAAGGATCTAGGTGTAGAAATGCTACAAGAAGATGTGAGAAAGAAAACATTCAAGATAAGAAAAGATGGTATATTTGCAGATGAGGCCCTGAGAACAGTATTTGCACGTAATGAGAAAGATGAATTAACAAGAGTAGTAGATGATAATACATTCCATCCAGATCTCCTCGATGCAGTACTTTATGCACTCAGACCTATATATATGTTTAACCAATAGAACATCCCAAACTGTTACTATAGTATAAAGGAGAATAATTAAATTGTTCAAAAGAAATAAAATACCAAAAGAATTAAGAGCCAAGGCTATTGAAATATTTGAAGAAAGTATGAAGAAACAAATGGCCTATGAAGAGTTAGTAAAAGAACCCCTCAAATATAATATATTACAAGATCTTGTTAATGCTGCAGTCCCTGGTACTGTAATAGAGGTAACACTTGCTGATGGATCTAAATTGGTAATAAAGAGGAATACATCATACGATGACTATCTCGATGGAGCAAATTATTAAAATAGGAGAGAAAAGTCAATGACTAAAGAAAATGTAGCCAATGATATATCTTCACTCGTTAGACACTTTAATACGAGAGAAGACAAGTATAGAAGAAACTTTAATAGGTTTGTTTCTAATGGTCATAGGAGTGAAGATATTTGGGAGAAGAGAATACAACCTCTTACATATAATAGACTATTAAACCAGAAAGATGTACCAACATATAATGTTATCAGATCATCTATTAATACTATCATATCTAAATTATCACAAACTAAAGTAAGACCATTCTTTAACCCGGTTAATGGTACGTATAAAACACAGAGAGTGTGTAGAGATGCACAAATATTCTTTGATGAATATTTTGATCAAGAAAAGATATATGCTAAAGCTGTAGAGGCTGTAAAAGATGCTGCAATATTTGAATTCGGTGCAATGTGGATAGATGATGCAACAATGGAAGTAAAGTTATTAAAGCCTTGGGAATATTACTTTGATCCTGCAGAATTACAAGAAGGTAAATTAACTAGATGTTTTGTAAGAAAGAAACAATATCCTATATCTTATCTAAAAGAAATAATACAACCAAGAAGTAAAAAGAACCCAGAATTAGCAGATCTATTATCTAATAATAGAAATGCCTATGTTAATTATACTGTATATTATGATCTTGTCGATAAAAAGAAATACCATATTATTAATGGTAATTTTATAAAGATAGAGAGTATACAATATGAAATACCACCAGTAGTAATGATATGGTATGATCCTCCGGTAAAAGGTGGAACATCTACATCTATAGTAGATAACCTTTATGATATTCAGAGAGCTATTGACATGTTCTCTTATAAGATACACAAGAGTGCAGAATTATCACCTTCTAACCAGATATTTGTACCAAAAGGATCTGGTATTAAAAAGAGTATTATTACTAATGATATTGGAATGATATATGAATATCAACCAATTCCTGGTGTTGCAAGACCAGTAGAAGTTTCTACTCCTGCTATAATAGATCCAACATATATTCAATTGTTAGAGATGAATATTCAGTTTGCCTATAATATGGAAGGTATATCAGAATTATCAGCACAGAGTAAGAAACCATCAGGACTTAATTCTGGTGTAGCACTCCAAACTATGGAAGATGTAGAGAGTGAAAGACATAATGTTATACTCCAGAATTATATTCACTTTATGATGGGTATAGCAGTAAGAGTAATAGAGATCTTTGATGACAAGGAAAATATTATACCTAAAAAGATAGGTAGAAGTAATGTAAAATGGAAAGATCTCAAGAGTGAAAGAAAACAATATTCTATTCAATTCTCTGCTTCTAATATCCTAAGTAAAGATCCCAAGGTAAAGATGGAACAGATAGAGAAATTAATGAGTATGAACCTCATACCTCCTGCTGTTGCTGCAACATTCTTGGAATTACCAGATGAACAGGCAGCATATTCTATTATGAATGCAGCCTATGATCAGGTACAAAAGATAATAGAGAGAGCTGTAAATGCCAAAGATATTAATGATGCAGAAGCATACGAGTTCTATGAAGTAGTAGATCTTAATATGTTATATAGACAGATCGTTAATACTATTATGAGACTAGATGCTAATGATGAAGATACTAATACTATCTCTAAACTTATTGTATTATTGGTCAAGGTTAAAAACCAGATAGACTCTATTGATGAGGCAGTAGAAGAACAGGCACCAGTAGAAGAAGAGGAAGAGATGCCAGTAGAAGAGGAAGAGATGCCAGTGGAAGGTGAAGAATATCAATTAGATATTCCAGAACAACAACAAATAGTCCCCGGTGGAATGCCAGCAGGTATGCCAGCAGGAGAAATAAGCACTTAGTATAAAGTGTTACTATATTATTAACAAGGAGTGATAAATTAATGTTAGATATTAACATGTTACAAGAAGATGAAAAGAACAAACTCTTGGAAGCACTTATAGAGGAAAGAAAAAGTGGTTATTCTGCTGATACCTCTGAGCTACAAGAAGGAATTGCTTACATTGCACAAAGACTTGATCTACTAGAAAAAGTAGTAATGGATGATCTTATCGGGGGTATTGATGAATTATATCAAGGTAACCTGAGAAAGAGTGAGATAGAAAAATTAATACAAGCTCACGGTGGAGACTTGGATGGATATAAGGATAAATACAAGTCCATGTTTGAAGGAGTTACAGGTGGAGACCTTTATGGTGATCTATTAGATACTCTTCAAGATGAAGAAAGTGAATGGGATGGAGGAGAAGATAACCCTTATAGTAGGGATATCCGTATTCCAGAATTAATTCAAACTATCAAAGAAAAGTTTGGTGATATATCAGAGATACCAGGAGTAGAAGGTATTGCAGCCAAAATAGAAGTTGGACCAGATGAGGAAGAGGAAGAAGATCCGGTAGAAAAATTAAAGAAAAGAATAATGGAAAAAAGTAAAAAAGAGAAAAATTATTAAAAAGGAGATAATTGAATGGCAATTACAGCAGACGCAGAATTATTGACTATTTTTAAGACTTGGTATAGTGAAGATAAACTAGAGAGTCTTTTATTCAGGAATAGTCCCGTATTAAAAAAAATACAAAAGAAAAGAATTGGAGGTAAAGAATATGCCTTCGCTAACATGTATGGTGCCGGTGGTAATGTATCCGCATCTTATACACTCGCAGTAGCTAACGCTGCATCTTCAAGCAAGAATGCAGAATACAAGGTAACACCTGGTAAAATGTTCACTACTTATAATATCACACAACAAGAGATATTAGCCTCTAAAGGAAACAAGGCAGCTTATGAAGATGCTCAAACAGTAAAGTTCTTTGCTGCTAATGAGAATATCAGAAAAGGTTTCGCTGCATGTCTCTATGGTTATGGTCTTGGTGATGTTGGACAAATTGGAGTAGCCGCAGCTCAAGGTGATACTACATTTAAGTTTGATGCCTATTCTTCTGCTATTAAAGTAGATGTTGGTACAAAGTTTAAAGTAAGTGCAGACCAGTATGATCCATCCGGTACTCCTCTTGCTACTACTTATACTATTACTAAAATGAATGGACTTGAAGTAACATTTGAACCAGCAGTTGTAGAAGCAGTCGGGTTCCAAGAACATGCATTCGTCTTTTATGAGGGTGGATCAGATAGTAATGGTCCAGCATTTCCAATTGGTCTTGCACAATGGATCCCAGATGTCGCAGATAGAGAAGGTGCAACTTGGGATGGTTATATTTCACAACCATTCTTTGGTGTTAATAGATCTGTTAATGCAGATCGTTTAGCAGGTGGGTTTATCTTAAGAGACGTGGCAGGAAATGAAAAATATTCTTCAGCACTCGTAAGAGGAGTACAAACTGTACGTAGACAAGGTGGAGTTCCAGATATGATCATTGTTAATGATGAAGACTGGGCTACTATTGCTGCAGAACTTGATGAACAAACTATTCATTTCCAAAGTATTAATAGTGGCGGAGATAGTAAAAAGAAAAATGCTATAGCTGCTGGGTTAGCAGACATGTCTTACATGTTCTCTACTTCATTTGTTGAGAATGTATTAGATGACCCTTATTGTCCTAAAGGAAAAGCTTATATCTTAGATAGTAAAGTATTATCTTTCATCTCACTTAGCAATGCTAAAATGATCGATGACGGTGTAGCAGGGAATACTCCCGGATCACCTGATGTAGATGTAGATGGTTCTGCCTCTACTAATTATGAGTTAATGTTAGAAGACTATCTTGATATCAGACCAGCATCTGATACTGATGATGGACCTGGACAGAGAGTATCTATCTCTGTTTATGGAAACTTTGTTATTACTAATACTGCACACTGTGCCCTAGTAAAGTTCTAATTAACTAACTAACCCCTCTTAATTGAGGGGTTTTTTAGGGTATACTCGTTTTTACCCCTGTTACTAATAATTTAAGAATAATTTAAGGAGAACAATAATGACATGTGTAAATGGATACCAAAATACTGCTATAATTGCTAAAGGGAATGCAGCAGTAAAACAAGAATTAATTGATGGATCTTTCACAGAAAGTGAAACATTGACATATAATGATCTAAGTAAATTGAGTGGATCAGTGTATACTTCACAAACACCAACATGGGTTCATAATAGTACAAATAAAACTCAAAAATGGACACCAGATCAATATGTATTTTCTACTGGGGCTACAATTTATGGATATATATTAATTGATGCATCAAGTAATTTAATAGATGTTCATCACTTTGTAGATCCTAATGATGGACATACACCAATTAGTGTATCAGTTGGACCTAGTAACCCTCTTTCAATAGGAGAAATTACATTAAATGCCGGATCATCACCACCAATAGTAATAGCATAGGAGTAAATAATGTATAATATACTCGTACAAAGTGATAATGGTTTAATTAAAGACTATAATAGGGACTATATATTAACTAATAATACCATTGTTGTATTATTAGATGGTGATCACATCTTAACGTACTCTGATCTTTCTTCTGCTACTTGTAATGTACACCAGATAGAAGATGAGTTAGAGTTATTTTATGGTAATAAATATATATATGATAATGGTAATATTACAATAGTAGAAGGATGGGAAGATCCAGAACCTATTGAACCTGGTCCAATACCAGAAGGGTTATAATGGCTGGAGAGATAACATTTGGAACTCCTACTGACTTTACTACCGTATTATCATCAGAAAACCTAGTAGTAGGTATAGATGATGACAAGTTCTCAGTATTATTTGATGTTAATAGTACATCAGATGCTGCTAATGTCATCAGTGCTACTGTCTCTGGTTTAGTCCCAACTTTTGGTGTTCCTATTGCAGGATCTAGTAATACTAATAACTATTGGACTGCATCAATGATATCCCCATCACCTAATATTACTATAGGAGTATTAGGAGATAATGACCCTAATGTTGGTGTATATTCTACTACTGGGAATACTATAAAGTTTATTAGCCCTGGAAAGTTTAGTTCTAATGATAGACTTCCAGGGTTTGTTAATGTTGCTAATACCCCAACTGTAGGTACAGCATTGTTAAATGCATCAGATGCAATATTTGTTGCATACCCTTGGACATTAGATGGATCTAATAATATAACAGTTGGAACTGTGAAATATATTAATACATCAATACCAAGGTTTGGTAGTAATGGACATTCAGGTGTTGCTCTAGACTCAGAAAGAACACTAGCAGTTTACACTGATATTAAAAACTCTAATTATGCTACAGCAATAATTATAACTAATTCATCTGGGGTTATTTCTTTTGGAACTCCTGTAGTATTTAAGAGTGAAGAGTTATTACAATATAATAATACCCATCATCAAACTTTAGCAGTATCAAAAGTAGAAGATAATAAAGTAGTAGTGTCTTATATCACTGATATTTATAATTCTGGTACTCATGAATATAGAGCTGCTATGATGCCATTAATAATTACTGGTACATCTATAACAGTAGGGACAGAAAAAGAAATTAATACTAGTTTATATAATAATTTTATTGACTCTGTTTCTACTAACGATGATGGTTCTTTCCTAGTATCTTATCAAGTAAGTGGGCAATATATAAAAATATTTTTAGCACACCTAGATCCTACAACCAACACTATTACAAAAGAATTAGATCAGCAATTACCAGCATATTATTCAATTTCGGGTAGTCATGTTGTTTCATCAATGGCTAAAATACATAGTACAGAAGAAAAATATGTATTCGCTGCTAAAGACTCAGATAGTAATAAAGGTTCTGTTATAGTATTTGAGTTGAGTAGTACTACTCCAGTTAATACTTTATCATCAGAAGATACACTATTATATTCACAAATTGGTGGAAATGAGACTATAAAATATGGAGGAGCTACTAGTAATACATTATTATTTGAAGATATTGGTAAATATTTAATAATGAATACTATCCCATCAGAAGATACTCTATTATATTCACAAAATGTGATGGGTCCTATAATAATAATTCCACCATCTGAAGATAATTTAATATTTTTTAATACTCCTGGGGAATATATTAATATTATCGATCCGACTAGTAATACATTATTATTTAAAGATACTGGTAATAGAATTATTACAACCATATCTTCAGAAGATACCCTATTATATTCACAAAATGTTGATGGACAAAATATTATAATAGAACCATCTGAAAATAATTTAATATTTTTTAATTATCCAGGTCAACCAACCATTGTTAAATATATTTATCCTACTAGTGATCTATTAATATTTAGTCAGACAGTTAATTTTCCTGTATATATAGAGTCTACTAGTGATCTATTATTCTTAAAGTCTTGGGCTCCACCAACCTATCAATATGTAACACAAGAAGATAGATATAATAATAATAATTTAATATCAATAATTGGTGAGGAATATGAGATAAAAATAAAGAATGTTAATATATTACCACAACAGAATAATATTAACTATCTTATATTTAAAGGATGGGGTGGTAATATCACTATCCCTACTATAACAGAGGAGGAAGGCTATAATGAAAGCCAGTGATATCAATAAAAGAGCGAGAAGTTTAGCAGACATGCCAAATGCAGACTTTATTACGTATGAAGATGAATTAGGTTCTCTTAATGAGAGTTGGAAAGATATATATTCTAAATTAACAGAACAAGATGAGGACTATTTTATCAAAGAACATGAGTTTGAAGGTACTGACTATACTCTTCCATCTGATATGTTCAAATTAAGAACAGTAGATATATTTATGGGCGATAAGTGGACTATAGTAAATAAAGTATCACTATCATCACGTAATGGACTTCGTTTAGGATATAGAATTAGTGGAAAAGAGTTAATAATTGTTGGTAATGTTAATAACAATAAAATACGTATTACTTATTATCCACCACCAGAATGGATGACTCTTCCAGATGTTTCTATTACATATAATACTAATTTGCCAACGGTTAATGATCTATATTCAAGTTGGGGTGTTATAGACTCTTCTAATATATTAAATACTGTTAATAATTCTTGTTATCTTATACAAGAAAATGAAGATACTCCACAAGAATTATTTTCATCAGCCGGTGATATATCACATCCTCTATATTATAAAAACAGTATATTATTCATAGAAGATGGAGAAGAGTTAAAGAAAAGAACATCTGATAATACTATTATAACACTAATTGATACTGCATCCGGTGGAATTAGTCCTAATAATTATAGACCATCAATAGTAAAAGATAAATATTACTATGTTCCTATTGATGAGAGTGCATCCAAGGTATTAGACTTGAAAACTGGAGTTATTAGTGTATACGATGATAGTATATTATATGATAGTCTCTTTGTTAACCCAATAGGAGATAAAAGATATTATCTTACTACTGATGTTTACGGTTTAACATCACTCAAGTGTAATAGTACTACCTTGGTACATCAGGGTGTAGAAGCATTCTCTTATCCATTCTTTACAGTAGATGATGTTATTTATAGACTAGATGAAAATGATAATTTTACAGAATGGGGAAGTGGTTCTATTGGTGCCAATGGTAAAACATCTCTTATAGTAGGAGATCCATTTAGAGGTAATATTATAACAATAGGAAATGCTCAAGACTCTAACTTTAATTATCCTCTCAATATAGTACCAGAAATTATGTCTTACTCTATGGCTCTTGACTATACTCGTAAAGCACAAGGTGATCCTACACTTATTAAAACTAGGTTGGGTGAATTATGGATGAGACTAGAAGAAGTAGTAAAGAGAGATGACTATGAAACAGAAGTAATAAATAGTTCAAATGGGTGGGTTTATAATTATGGAGAATAAAACTAATATAGATCTTTTTACATCTCTTAATACAGAGACAGTAGATCAGAATATAGTAGAATATGGTAAACCTGCACCTTCTCTAAAGAATAATGGTATAGAAAGAGATGGGGGTATTACTAACCTCTATTCTTCTGTTACCCCTATTACTACTGATACTATTGACTTTACAGATGACGGTAAAAAGATAACTACAACAATTGTAGGCGATAATAGATGGATATATATTAATGATAAAAAAATAGGTGAGGTAACATCTCTTGGTATAGAGAGTAAAGTAGAAATAGAAGGTGCTCTTGATATATCATTAGATAATAGTAATAATTATACTACTCTTAATTACGCATCAGAAGAAATAATATTAAAACAGTTTACTAGTAGTGGAGTATTTATTCAAGAAAAGACATTAACATTTGAAGGTATACCAGATGAGGTAACTTCTGTATACTTTGTAAGACAAGATGATATGGAATGGGATACTCCTAAAGAGTTTATATTGAGAACTGGTAATACTGTATCATTGCTAAAAGAAGATGGTTCTTCTAAATTAGCAGTAATACGTTCTTCATCATTTGTTGACTCTGTAGTATACGATGATAAATTAGTAATATCAGATCAAGAAGGTATAGGATATTTTGATGGAACAGAGTGGCATTGGCCAGTTGGTCATGATGATGTTCTTAATAGAATGAATAGTGCTCTCAAGGAAGGTAAATTACTAGTTTATGATAATACTTATCTAGTAGTACTCGGTGATCAAGGTATATCTTCTTGGGATGGATATGAATGGAAAATGTTTGATGGTACAGGAACATCTGATGGACCATTTATCAAGGATGATGATATCCCTAGTTGGAGTTATACAGAAAAATTATTATCTCTTACAGAATATAAGGGAGAGTTAGTAATAGGAATGAGTTTAGGTGTTATGAGCTGGGATGGTAGTGAATGGACATTCCAAGATGGTACTGGTGGATCTTCTGAAGTATTTTCATCATATATTACTGATGTAACAATAGTTATGAGTTATTATGATGAGAGAGTACATGATAGTTTTCTTATAACAATATCAGGAGCAGGAAAAGATCAATTGTCTTCATTTGGATATTTTGGTAGTGGATGGAGATATAGTGATGGAACAGGAAGTGGAGCCGGACCTTATGCTCAGAACCCTGGTGGTTTGTATACAGTTTATTCTGTTGTACAACATAATTTATACTTAGTATTAGGAGGAAAATAGCATGCCAGCACCCCCACCAGCACCAGGAATAGCATCATTTGATGGTTATAAATGGAGAAATGTAGATGGAACTGGAGAAGGAACAGGGCCTTATTTAAGAGATAGTAATAATGATGTATTACCATATAAAAACTTGATATCATTTAACCAAGAGAGTATATCTACTTTCTTTCCTCTTCCTGTATCAGTTTACTTTGGAAAGAATATTATTAGGAGATCTCCTCCTTCATATTATCACTATAATTTTACTTTAAGAGATAAAGTTATGCATATGGCATATTCTCTTACAAATTGGGCATCATCTTCTCAACACGGAACAATAGATAATGATGCCAATTATTTAGCATACGATGATCCTCATGATATTTGGTATGCTATATCTTCTTCATTAGTTGGTTCTTATAAAATATGGAGTAAGAATGGTTTATCAGGATCTTGGAGTGAAAGAGTTAATGTATCAGGAGAAAGTCTTGTTGCAGCCAAATGTTCATCAGCTTTGAATGGAAGGTTCTTGGCAGTAGGAACAAATGGTACTGTTATTACATCAATAGATGGAGTAAATTTTACTACTACAACTGTTTCTACTAATGATATAGAAGATGTAGTATCTGATAATACTCAATTATATATTACAGATGGTGATACTATTAAAAGTACTACAGATGGAATTAATTTTACTGTAAAGAAAACTATTGATGATGTAGTATTTAATTCTTTATCATGGTCTTGGGCAACTGGTTTAGTTGCCGCCGGATACAAGTACTATAGTACTCTTAATAAGTTAAGTAAAATAGTTTACAATATTACTGACTCTGAATATTGGTTTGAAGAAGATGATCTTTATGATCCAGGGAATGGAATAGATCCTCGTTCAATAGTTTGTTCATCTTCTGGAACGAGTACTGGAAGTATTACATTTATGTATGGTAATAAGTCATTTATTAAGACTTCAATAATTAAACCATTTCAAGATAATTGGGTAGATGCTCCTGTTATGTTTGATAATATGATACTAGCAGGAGAAGATGGTACATATGAAAGAGCATTGTTTACAGACGGTGAATACACACAAGGAATGTGGGTAAATAATAAAGATAGTTATGAACAATTATTAATAGGACAGGATGGTGCTAATATATTATCTTACAAGGAAGCCAAATGGAAATTATGGGATGGTACAGGAGATGGTTCTGGTTTCTATTATAACAAGAAAGGAAAGTATACCACTCAGAACTCTTTGGTAAAATTAGTAGAATATGATAATGGTTTAACATTTATATCTGATAATTCTATAGGGTATCACAAGAATGAACATTTTTACAACCTCTTCTCAGAAGCAAGACCAAGACTAGATCTTTACTCTGATACAACAATTGGAAGTATATCTTCTACTTTGGTTAATGGAACATGGCAAGTATATCTTTCAAAAGATCAAAGAATATCTTCATTTGATGGCAACTCTTGGAAGTGGAGTGATGGTACCGGATCTGGTACCGGACCATATAATATGGAATATATTAATACATTAACAGGAAATGCATTTTCTGCTCTAGGACTAGGTTCTTACAAGGACTATCTTATAGTATATGGATATTCTGGAAGAATATCTTCTTGGAATAAAGATAGTGGATGGAAATATTGGGATGGTACTGGAAGTGGTACAGGACCTTGGAATAGTGGTGATGCAATGATATCACAAACTATTTATGATATGGAAGTAGTAGGTGATATGTTGATATTTGCTGGTGGAAGTGGTAATGTTTGTTCTTACAAGGATAGTTTGTGGGTGTATGCAGATGGAACTAATTTTGTTAATGGAAGTGGTATGATCTATGGTGTAGGAGTTCTTGATACTGATCTTTCTTCTGTTCTTTACCAAAGAATTAAGAGTATAAAATGGAGACCGATAAATAATACTCTTGTTGTAGGTGGTAGATATTCTAATGTTGGTCCTACTTCTTATTATCCTAGAGTATCTTCTGGTGGTATAGATGTTAATGGGGATATGGCTTGGAAAAGAGGTGATGGAACAGATATTGGTTTACCTTTTTCTTCATGGCCTTATTCTTCTAATGTAGTAACATTAACTAGTGGTACATCTACATTTTTTCCTAATTCATATCCTATATCATGTCTTACAGTAATGAATGATGCTAAAAATACTATAGTAGTAGCCGGTGGTAATACTGGGAATATTGGCTCATTTGATGGTGATAATTGGAAAAATAGTGATGGGAGTGATATTGGTAAAGGACCATTTAGTGTAGGTGAAAACTTTAATATTACTCAAATGCCAATAATTAATAACAAGTTAATAATTTCTGGAGCACAGATACCAAATTGGATATTTATGGATACTATCCAATATTGGGATCATGATAATATATTTAGATCTATATCTGATATATCAGTAGGAGAATATAATAATAATTATTTCTTCAAGGATAATAAATTATATATGGTAGGACTGGATAACTTTATTCTTACTATTAATACTCAATTAGAATTAGACACATATATTGATAAGGCAATAATACCAGATGCTACTATTAAAAGTAATGAATTAAATAGTGTTTATTGTTACAAGTATAATAATGGTAAATATTTAATGGGTGTACCAGGAAATAGTAGAGGACTTTATTCTAACTTGGATGAAGGTTTTTCTCTTGATGGAGATATAGAGTGCAAGTGGGCATTATTACAAGATAATAATACTGGATGGGTTAGACATGCTATTACTAATGATACTTGGTTAAGAGTTTCATCAGGTCAGGACTATATTAACCAATATGGATATAATGGTTATATTAGTTTTAGTGAAGAGTTTAGTCAGGATGTAGTATGGAAAAACCCATCAGGTCTTAATATATCTAATGTATACGATGATAATACTATATCAGGATATGGATATTCAGAAGTAATAATTAATAATAATAGTAATACTGATATCTATACAATATATTCTCCTGAATTAAGACCATCTCCCCTTGATGGTGTAATGATCAAGAGCAATACAGATACTAATATTAATGCCTATGGTAAATTAACCAATGGACCTGGTATTAATACTGGAAATAAATTAGAGTTTAGGAGTAACTTTATTGGTAATGTTCAAGCTTATATATCAGTAGGGATGATAGATGGAGAAAGAGATAATGTTGGAACATTATTATCTGATGTAGGATATTATGATCCAGGATGGACTCCTCTATTTTCTGATAATTCTATAGCTTATAGATATAACAACCGTTTTTATTTTATTAATATATCATCTTCTCTTTCTAATATTATTCAAGAAGTAGATGAAAGGTTGTACAAGATAAATACTATTCATCCCCTCAATTTAATTGATACTATATCAGAAGAGATAAGGCCTGGTTCTCTTGACTATAATGGGAGAACTATTTATACATCATTAGAAACTCCTGCTGCTACTAAAAAAGTTATAGCATCAGTATTCAATGGTGAGTTTTCTAACTCTGTAGATGTAGGAAATAAATTAGTAGCAATAGAAAATATGACTGCTGACTATTTAGAACTAGTAGGAGTAGGAATACCTTCTACTAATGTTATATTAGATGACTATATTATAGATACTTATTTTGATAATGACTATTTTGTATCTACTCTTTCTGATAGTACAGAGATCATTGATAATAATAAATTAGATACTCTCTATATAGAGAATGAAAAATTACCTCTTTCTCTTGGTTCAGTATATGGTTTCAAGACTGCAACATCAGGAAATAATACATTCATATTATCACCAAATTATGATGGATATAAATTAGGTAATACTCTATCTGGGGACTATACTTTCTTTGAGTTATTTGGACAATTATATGGATATGATGAATTGAATATTTATCTCATGCCTATTAATAATGGAACATTAGGAACACCAACCAAGGTTGCAGTAGCTACTGGACTTGTATATATTGCTACAACTCCTAATGAAGCCTATTTTCTTTCAGAGTTTGATAATTCTCTTTACATCTTTACAGGTGGAAGAAGTTTGAAAAAAGCAAAGAGAATGAATAGGATGAGTAAAATAAAGAATGGCATATTCTCTGTAATAGAAAATACTCTCTTTCTTGATACCCTCGGTGATGAGATAATAGTAGTAAGAGATAGTATAGTTTCTACTATATCCAAGGATGAAGATATATCCAAGATATATAATACTACTAATGGTATAATATATAAAGGACAGAATAATGTTTATCAATATTCTTATGAACCAACTGGAACAGTATCTCCTCTAGTATTCCAAACAGGATATTATGGTACTAATAATAATAGCAAGAGTATACTTGGAGAGTACGTTGTTACTATATTTAATGAACGCAAAGATGATGTTACAATAAAATTAATAGTACGTTCATTTGATGAAATTAATTATGGTGAAAATGAAAAGACTTTTAGGTTAAAACCTAAAGACTATGATGATAATGGTTATGCAAGAATTAGAATAAAGCCAAAGCACTCCAAGAGTTTAGGAACTAGTTTAATGGTAGAGAGTAATAGTAAAATTATATTAAGTAATATATTGGCAACATTCAAAGTTGCAGAGAAGGCAGTTATTGCGCCTTCTAGAAGTAGATAATAGGAGGAGTAATAATGGGACTTTTTGGCAATTTATTTGGAAAAGAAGATAGTAATGCTGGTAGAGATACTGCAGCACAAGGTACGGCTATATTAAAACAAGGTGCCCAAGCTGCATCTAAAGTTGGTAATACAACTGATAAAAGAGCCGGACAATATGCAACTCAGGCTGATGCTTTAACAGCACGTAATAATGCTGATATAGGAACATCAGCCGCTGACTTTATGAACAAGCAAGATGAAGCTGCTGCTATTACAGCAGGAAAAGAAGCAGATACTGCAGCTAAAGGCTCAGCTAGAAATGCTATTAAAGCAGCTAGAACTGCTGGAGCTAATAGTGGACAAGCTGCACTTATGGCTGCACAAAATACTGGAGATACATATACTAATGCA